TTGCCCTTTTCGGGCCGGTAGAGGCTTAATCTTGGCATACGTATATTTAGCGCAACGATAAATAACAGTATGAGCACATCTGATCAAGCAAAACAACAGGTATTTGACTACTGCAAGGCCATGCTAGGCGACGGCATGATTGACATAGAGTTAGATCCTATCCACTACGAAACAGCACTACAACGCAGTTTGGCAGTATTTCGCCAGCGTAGTGATAACGCTGTGGAGGAAAGCTATCTATTCTTAACTCTTGTACAAGATCAAAACGAGTATATACTTCCAAAAGAAGTTCAACAAGTTCGACAGATTTTTCGTCGCAGTGTAGGAAGTCGTACAGGTAACGGCACAGGCGGAACTGTATTTGAACCATTTAACCTTGCCTACACCAACACCTATTTGTTAAGCTCAACAAATATGGGTGGATTATTAACTTACGAACTGTTTGCGCAGTATCAAGAACAAGTAGGTAAAATGTTTGGTAGTTTTATCAACTTTACCTGGCATCCTCAAAGTCATAAAATTATCATACAGCAACGTCCAAGAGGCGAAGAATCAGTAATGCTTTTGGCGTACAATGTTAAACCAGATTTTTCTATCATTGATGATGTATATTCTGGACAGTGGGTTAAAGACTACACACTGGCCAACTGTAAGATGATGCTGGGCCAAGCACGTGAAAAGTTTGCCAGCATTGCAGGCCCGCAAGGTGGCACAGCGCTTAACGGTGCAGCAATGAAAGCTGAAGGACAAGGTGATATAGATAAACTTAACGAAGATCTAAAAACTGGTATTACTACACAAGGTTGGGGATGGGTGATTGGATAATGAGAGCTAATGAATTTATTTTTGAAGATGACGAAGAGTTATATACTGAAACTGCTAAAATGGTTTGGGGTGTTGGCAAGCACACTGCTCGCGGCGGCACAACTAAATTAAAATTCCGTTGTTCATCAGGTCCAAGGAAGAGCCGACAAGTTAGTCATCCATCAAAATGCCACCAGCCTATGGATATGGCGCAGGCCCAGAAGATGAAAACTACCAGAGCACGCACTGCTCCTCAAGCAGCTAGAAGAACTGAAAGAACTAAATCTATCAACACTGCAAGTGTATTAGCTAATAGATTGAACACTAATAAACCAAAACAACCAAAACCTTATAGATAGGTTGACCCTATATCATTATTATAGTATAATTATCATATAGGAGATAGTTATGATTATAGGGGTATGTGGGTTTATCGGATCGGGAAAAGATACAGTAGCAGATTACCTACAAAATTTCCAAGAATTCCGTAGAGAAAGTTTTGCATCGACTCTAAAAGATGCAGTTGCAGCAGTGTTTGGTTGGGACAGGACCATGCTAGAAGGCCGTACTAAAGAAGCTCGAGAGTGGCGAGAACAAGTTGATCCGTGGTGGGCAGCTAGACTAGACATGCCCACATTAACTCCCCGATGGGTACTGCAATATTGGGGCACTGAAGTATGCCGCAAAGGCTTCCATGATGACATTTGGATTGCCAGCCTAGAAAACAAACTCCGTAACTCTAAAGACAGTGTGGTTATTTCAGATTGCCGCTTCCCTAACGAAATATTCAGTATTCGCAATGCCGGTGGAAAAATTCTATGGGTACAACGAGGGGCTCTTCCTGAATGGTATGATATTGCTGTAGAAGCCAATCAAGGGAAGAATGCTGCTATTAACGAACTAAAAATGCGTAAAATCCATGCTAGCGAAACTGCATGGGTGGGTACAGAATTTGATCACATCATCGATAACAACAGTACTATTGACGCTCTATATAAACAAACTAAACTAGTAATCAGCAACGAGATCGCCCTGCCGCCACGTCGCATCAGTCTTTCCGAGCAGTTGCGCACAGTTGGCACAGACTGTTTTTAAATTAGCGTGTCGGCAATTGTTTAAATCGCCGTCTACGTGAAATACCTTAAACACCTCCAAGTGCGGGCTTTTAAATCCACACTTGTCGCAGGTGTTTTTTATTTTGTAGTTAGCACGTTTCCATCTAGGAATACCGTGATATAATCCATTAGCCATGCAGATTTCGCACAGGCTACGATAGTAAACCTTGTTATTCTTTTTATAATTAACAGCGCGAGGCCGTTGTCCACACCTACAAAGTGGTCTCATAATATTATTTAACTAAACTAAACCTTTTCGATCCCTTTATCGAAGGTTATAACTGCCCGTTTTTCTGATTAGCCGCTAAATAGTATTAGCAACTATTACCAGGAGAATAGGGAACATGGCACTACAATCACCCGGCGTACAAGTTACGGTAATCGACGAGAGTTTTTACACACCTGCAGAGCCAGGCACAACTCCTCTTATCGTAGTAGCTTCAGCGCAAAACAAAACAAACGGAGCAGGCACAGGCACTGCTTCCGCAACAACTAAAGCAAATGCTGGCAAAGCATTTAAATTAACTAGCCAACGAGATTTAACAGACTTGTTTGGTGTACCGTTCTTCGAGCAGACAGCCAGTTCTACTCCAATACACGGTTCAGAACGTAACGAATATGGACTTTTAGCAGCATACAGTTTATTAGGTGTTAGCAACGCAGCGTTTATCGTTCGCGCCGATATAGACTTAGATGAGCTCGAAGCACAAGTTGATGCCCCGGGAGCGAACCCAACAAACGGCCAATGGTGGATTGACACTCAAGCAACCACTTGGGGTATCCAGGAATGGAATGGTGCTGCACCAACAGTTACTGGCGGACAAAAGTTTGCTTCAAAGGTACCAACAGTATTAACAGACAGCGATTCATCTAAGGTCGAAAACGGAGCACCGAAAGGCTCAGTCGGCGCAATCGGCGATTACGCAGTTGTATTCCAAACAGTTGAAGGTGATGGATCATTCGGTGCTAACGAAGAACTAGCAAGAATGTATTTTAAATCAGCAGGCAATGGTAATGTTGCAGGCGGAGCAGTAGCAGTTGACGCTGGACAATGGGTGCTAATTGGCTCACAAGAGTGGAAAGCAAGTTTACCAGTTGTATCAAGTTCAGCATACGCTGGAACACTTTCAGGTACATTGTTTATTAACAACAGCCAAATTGCTGGTGGCAACATTGCAACGATTGCAGCCAACATCATTGCTGGTAATATTGCTGGTGTTACTGCACAGGTAATTAGCAACAGATTGTATATCTATTCAGATGGTACATCTGCAGCAGACGGCGACGCCGGCGATTCTACCGGAGCTGATGGTGCAATCTTAATAGAAAATGGTACTGCCTCGTGGAATACAGTAGGCGGTATTACCGTTGGATTATATCTATCACCAGAATTACAACAAAGCTCACACACTAGTGTTCCAGCATTTAAAATTGCTGACAACGCAGGTACAGTAAACGGCGCACCGACAGGCTCTGTATGGGTGAAAACTACAGAACCAAATAATGGTGCTCGTTTAAGAGTCAAGCGTTGGAGTTCTGCTACATTATCATGGGTAGCATACGAAGCTCCACTGTATGCCTCAACAAACGCTGCTAGTTTTTATCTAGATCGTAGCGGCGGTGGCGCAAATATTTCTGCAGATTCGTTGTTTACACAATACAACGCAACTGAAACAGGCGGGTTTGATGCTACTCCTGGAACAACAGAATTCCGCGTATGGTATAGAAACATTGCAGCAAATGCAGCAACCAGTGCTACTTCAAATACAATTAATGCTACTACACTAGCAGCTGGTTCCTACACATTTGATTTAGCCGAATCACTAAAAGGTCAAGAAGCATTAGATACTGCAAAGCCTATCAGCTTTACCGCTGCTGGTACTAGCGATGATGCAGATACAATTGCAGGAGCAATCAACGCAGCAGGATTTACAAATATTGTAGCTTCTGTTGTTACAGTAAATGCAACATCTGCTAAATTAGTAATCAGCCACACATTGGGCGGCGATTTTAGAATTACTGACGGTACAGGTACTCCAGTAAGCAGTTTATTCACAGTATACAACATCAGTACACGAACAGGTACTGAAAACTTCTATAGCTTATCAGCATTGCTAGTTGCTGGCGCAGCTAATGACTACTTAGTTACAGGTTGGAAGCCACTAGCTGCTGACAATCCAAGACCTGCCGTCAGCGGTGATGCTCCACTAAATGAACCAACTGATGGCCAGATGTGGTACAATCCAAACTTTGCAGATGTTGATCTAATGATCCACAACGGTGCTACTTGGGTAGGCTATAGACACGCAACTGCTCCATATACTGAAGCGGCATCAACAAGAGTCGGATATGCTCCGGTAGTTGCAGCCAGCAATCCGTATGTTACAGGTATGCAAACAGGCGATTTGTGGATCAGCACAGCTGACTTAGAAAACTTCCCAACTATCTATAGATATAACAGTAACTTAACTGATATTGCTGACGTTGCACAACGCTGGGAATTAGTTGACAAGACTGATCAAACAACAGAAGAAGGTGTGGTGTTTGCTGATGCACGTTGGAATACAGACGGATTATCGTCAACACAAGGAACAATTGAAGACCTGTTAACAAACAACTTCTTAGATCCAGATGCTCCAGACCCAGCACTATATCCAAAAGGTATGTTGCTATGGAACCTGCGTCGTAGTGGTGGTAACGTTAAACAATACGCAAACAGCTACATTGATACTGCTGGAGATAATCCACGTACAAGTACCGCAACGTTATCTGGTAGCGCATTTGTCAGCGGTTCAGGTTTAAGTATGGATGCATACTGGACTGATCGTTGGGTTACTGCTTCAGGCAATAACGAAGATGGGTCAGGCAGCTTTGGTCGCAAAGCACAACGTCAAGTTGTTGTACAGGCAATGAAGAGTGCGGTTGATACCAGCTCAGAAATCCGTGACGAAGAACGTCGTAACTTTAACATCATTGCTGCCCCAGGTTATCCTGAGCTAATGAGCAATCTTGTTAACTTAAATATTGACCGAGGTATTACAGCGTTTGTAATTGGCGATACGCCATTGCGTTTAGCCAGCGATGCAACAAGTCTAACCACTTGGGGTACTAACGCTAATCTAGTAACTGATAACGGTGATGATGGTGTTGTTACATATGACGAATACCTAGCAACTTACTATCCAAATGGATTTACAACTGATCTAAGCGGTGCTCCAGCAGTTGTGCCAGCGAGCCACATGATGCTAAAAACAATCGCTCTAAGCGACAATGTTTCTTATCCATGGTTTGCTCCAGCAGGAACAAGACGCGGTGGAATTACTAATGCTACAGCAGTTGGTTATATTGACAGCTTGAGCGGCGAATTCCAAACTGTTGCATTGAACGAAGGACAGCGCGACACACTGTATGATCTAAAGATTAATCCAATTCCGTTCTTCAACGGCGTTGGCCTAGTTGCATACGGTCAAAAAACTCGCGCAAGAAACGCAAGTGCATTAGATCGTATTAACGTATCACGTTTAACAGTATATCTACGTAGCCAGTTGAATAAATTAGCTCGTCCATATATATTTGAACCAAATGATAAAATTACACGAGATGAAATCAAACAGGCAGCAGAAAGTTTGTTGCTAGAATTGGTAGGTTTAAGAGCAATTTACGATTACGCAGTGGTATGTGACGAAAGTAATAACACACCATCACGCATTGATCGTAATGAGCTATATTTAGATCTTGCAATTCAACCTGTTAAAGCAGTTGAATTCATCTACATTCCATTGCGTGTACAAAATACAGGAGCATTCTAAAAATGGCAATTACATCATTAAATAACTTTGGTATTCCAACAACTAACCAGGCAGGAAGTACGCAAGTACTTCTTATGCCAAAGTTAAAGTATCGCTTTAGAGTGACCTTGTTAGGATTTGGAGTAGCAGCAGCAACAGAACTAACAAAACAAGTTCAAGATATTACTAGACCTAAAGTGTCGTTTGAAGAAATGACACTTGATGTTTACAACAGTAAGGTAAAACTTGCTGGTAAGCATACACTAGAAAATGTTACACTAACATTGCGTGACGATGCTAGCGGACAAGTTCAAAAGTTAGTTGGACAGCAAATCCAGAAGCAATACGACTTTATGGAACAAGCATCAGCTCGTTCAGGTATTGACTATAAGTTCACACTACGTATGGAAGTGTTAGACGGTGGTAACGGTGCTTTGGTTCCAGAAACACTAGAAACATTTGAACTATACGGTTGCTATGTGCAGAACGTAGACTACGGCGATAACAACTATGCCACTAACGAACATATGACAGTTGCACTAGCGATTGCCTATGACAACTTAGTACAGTTTGCAGCAGGTGCAGCAGCAGTAAGTCCAATTGGTGGTATTGGTGCAGCAGTTGGTCGTACAATCGGCGAAGCAGTAACAGGTGCTTCTACAAACCAAGGCTAATTGACCTTATAACAAAAAGAGCTCGATTTTATCGGGCTTTTTTTGTGACATAAATATTAATATGGCAAATAAATTCACAAGATTTCTAACAGGTGTCTCAGAGGGGATATTAAATCCTAAGGGACAGCAAGC